TCATGCAGGGCGGACGGCGATTGAGCGCGAGATGCGCGAACTGCCACTGCCGGATAGCACCCAGACGCCGGGCGCAGATAGCGTTTCAGAGCGCAGACTCAGCGCGCACACGCCATTAACTACGCCGCTGGTTGTTGCAGTAGATCTCGCATAGTGCTGATTATCCGGCAGAGGATAATCAAGCACTTCAGATCCATTTGCGTGGCTATATGATGCAATCAACAGCGTGTCGGCTTCGCCCCATGACGGCGTGATATTTGGCACGGCTGTCGAGCCGTACAGATAAGCTCCTTCGATTTCAGCGGCGTGCGTGCCTGACTGCACGGTAACGGATGACGCGGACATGCTAGTCGCAGAAGATGCGGTCACAGTTACGTCAGACACAGCCGAATCCAGCACTCGCCAGAATACCAGCTCAACAATAGAGGCGCCGGTAGAAAGCTTACTCCCGAGCTGCATCCAGGGTCCGCCACTGATTGAGAACGTCGCGCTGGTTGACCTCGAAGCGATGCGGATTATCACCAGATCCCCTGGCATACCGCTGACCTGTACTGGCATGGTCGACTGCTGTCCAGCAGTAGCGAACGCCCCAGCGCTCCGCACTACAGGGAATCCAACTGCTGCCTGCGCAGACCTTCGCTGACTAGCAACAATGCCCGGAATCATGCCGCATCTCCCAGCGCTCCGAAGAGCGTCCAAACGTTTTCCGCCACGCGCTTGAGCGTGACCACGCCGAACTGGCCGGCAGTTGTCGCAGTGCTGGCGGCGAGGCGGTTGATCGTCACGCCTGAAGCCGCATCGATGGTCACCGCGCCGGCGCCTGCCTGCTCAATGTGGATCTCCGCATCTACAGGCCATGCGATAGAGGCCTGGTCTGCGACTGTGAAAGTCACATCAGTGGCGCTGGTGCTACGCAGGTACTTCGACACATCAGTCAGTGCCAGCATCCGCGCAGTAGCGGCTGCGACGACCTGAGACATGCCCCCAGCTGGACCTGCCGGCCCTTGCGGACCTTCTGGGCCGGACGGACCCTGGGGGCCAGTCGGGCCAGTCGGGCCGGCTGGGCCTTGATCGCCAGCCAGCGATTCCAGCCACTCGGCGATGCTGCCGGTGAATCCGTCCTCGAGTGCAACCCGGTAGGCGTTCAGGCCGTCAGGGCCGCGCGGGCCTTCAGGACCCGCCGGCCCCTGGATAGGCCCGCCGTCCACCCATGCGCTGCCGCTGTAGATCCACAGATTGCCGTTGATCAGGTAGGCATCGCCAGCCGCGGCCGGAGCCGGCAGCGCACCGGGCGAGGACAGCACACCGAGGATCCGCACACCCTCGCCAGCAGGCCCTTGCGGACCATCCGGGCCTTGCGGGCCAGTTGCTCCGGTCGGGCCGGTCGGACCACGCGCACCTTGCGGGCCTGCTGGCCCTGCTGGTCCTTGCGGGCCCTCTGGGCCTTGCGGACCTACAGGGCCGACGATTGGCCCGGCGTCGATCCATGCGGCGCCGTCCCACACCCAGAGATTTTCGGCGATCAGGTAGGCGTCACCTGTCTCGGCGCCGGTCGGCAGCTCAGCCGACGTGGCGAAACTGCCGAGGATGCGGACGCCATCGCCCACCGGCCCCTGCGGACCTGTTGGCCCGGCGGGGCCTGTCGGGCCGGCTGGACCCTGCGAACCGGTTGCGCCGGTTGGGCCTGCTGGCCCTGCTGGCCCTTGCGGCCCAGCCGGTCCGGCCGGACCACCGGGGCCTTGCGGGCCTTCAGCTCCTGGCGTGTCGCGAATGGTGGTAACCGCGCCGGCGGTCAGGCGCAGTTCGAGGCGCGTGCCGGCGGGCCAGACGGCAGCAGGCGTGCCTTCCTGAGCGCGCTCAATCGTGAGCACGCCGCCTGCCACGGCAGTGACCTTGACGATCTCCCACAGCGACTCTATGCCCAGGGCGTCATAGCCGATCAGGGTCGGCAGGTAGTAGTTGCTGCCGTCGAGGCCAGTCAGGCGCGTGGCAGCGTTGGGGTCGATGCTGATCGCGGTGTCAGCAGTGCCGATGGCCGAGACCAGCGCGGTCGACCAGTTGTTGATCCATTGCAGTTGCATGGGATGCTCCGGTTATGTCCAGCTAACGGGCGTTGCGCTGCCGATGACGGCCTCGCCTGTTATGGGGTTGTAGCTGCCGTACTTGGGCATCTGGCCGCCAGCAGCAGTGCTGCCTGGGAATGTGCCGGACGGCGAGAAGGCGTCAGTCCAGAATGGGCTCCATACCCCGACCACTGACGGCACCATCTCGACGCTGATGAGGTTGTTAGACCAGCGGTGCGGCTTCGCGGAGTAGCCACTGAAACTGATCGGGCCGGGGATTCGCATGGTCATGCCAGTTCCGAAAATAACGGGCTGGAACTGATCGAGAGACTGCGTATAGACGCGCAGCTCACGAGTATTCTCGGCAGACTCGCTAGGAATATCGCCACTGCGAGTTCCGGTAGAGGTCTGTGTGCCGTTGATTTCTGGATCGAGCCCAGGCTTGTTTGAGATGGTCTGCTGGCCAGTGTTTGTGAAGCTCTCGCGGACAGTCAGTCCGCGGACAGTAGACCCAGAAAAGATTCTTATCGTGGCAACCGTATCGATTGAGTCATCTACAGTTCGCTCACTGAACACACGCTCATCTGCAGTTCCGTATGGTCCGTCTGCTCCGGTCATCGTTGAGGTGAACGAAAACCGCATGCTCACGGTCTTGTCGATACGCACATATACGGTCTGCGGCTCACCGACATCGTTAAAAAATACGGAAACAGGCCATGATGCCGCGAATGTAGAAGTCCCGCTGAAGTTAAGCCGAGAAGGGCGGCTGACATGTAGCGCTGGCCCTGGCTCTCCCTCCGGAAGCCACACAGTCGAGCCTGTGTAGACTCGCCACTTCAGGTGGCCGAGCTCCTCCTCTCTGTATGCGTGCCAGGGAGTCAGGCGCGTGAATCCTGCATTACTGATCGCCCGCGCAGGCGTCACAGACGTGCCATGAATAGTCGTTAGGGTTGCGCTCAGATCAACTCCAGGCTGCCCTGTGATTTCCAGCAGCATGAAGCCTCGCGGCCACATCTTTTGCGCTGGGGCATAGATCATCATGATGGCCTTGCTGCCGCCCTCATTGATGTCCTGCACTTGCCAGTAGTGCCCTGATGCGACTGATATGCTGCGTGATGCAGAAGCAGAAATGCTCGCAGGCGCTCCACCAAGCACTCCGAATCGGACAAGCGTCAAATTCATCCGAACGATGCCAGACGAGACTGATGTCGGCCCGAGCCCCTTGACCAGCCAGCGACTCCCATCAGGTGCTGCGTATATCCAGCCTCCGACAGCCTTTCCATGCAGTCGAGCATTGGCTCCAGCGCCAGCAATTATCGCGCTGTTCAGCCACTGCCATCCCTCAAGCTCGTCAAGGGCCTGCTCATCTGCGGTTCGCTCGACCTCGGGAACGCCTGGCATCTTTGCGTGTAACGTGAATCCGGCATCGTCTGGAGTGACGCCTTCGTCCGGTTGTGGCCACGCCATCTGCTGTCCGTCGGGCAGCGTCAGCGAGGCGCCCTGTACCTTGCCGTGCCACGGGCAGCCCCATGCGGGAACCTTCATGCCGTGCCCCTCGGGTTGGCGAGTTGGATCTCGACGGGAGCGCCTGTCGCGTCAGTCAACTTGAGGGTCTTGATCGCAGGCAGGAAGAAGAGGCCATCGCTGCTGGTCAGGCCGGTCGGCCAGTACTCGCGGGCGCTAGCGTCCGCCTCGGTCAGCGGGCTGGCGATTCCACCACCCCCAGCCGCCGCGCCGCCGGACTTCCACTCGCCGACGCCCACCTGCACCGGCAGCGCGCCCTTGGCGGGCAGCTCCGGCAGCACCTTCGGCTTGGGCTCGGGCTTCACTGCACGGCCGAGGTACTCCTGGATGGGCATTCCAGGTCGGGACGGGTCATAGGCTTGGGTGCTCATGTCATAGCTCCAGGAGGTCGTCGGGAATGGCGATGCGGTAGGTGGCGGAGACCTCGGCGACCCGCTCGTCGCGGCGGTCGGCGGGGATATCGCGGGCGGCCAGCCTGATATCGCGCGGGTAGGTTTCCGAGCCCGCGTAGGGCTCGCTCATGTTGCCGCTGAAGCCCAGCGTGTCGGGGTCGTGGGGCGGGCTGTCGGGCTGGCCGCCGATCTGGGTCGGCAGAGAGCCGCCTATGCCAAATCCGCCGCCAGACTCTGCCGGCGTCGTGTCGATCGGCGGCAGCAGCAGCGGGTCGCCGGCTTCGCCGCCGCCGCGCATGATCGCCAGGGTGAGCGTGGTCAGCGCCATGCCGCTGGCCAGATCGAAGCGGTCGACCCGGCGGCGCACCTTGCCCTGGGCGCGCACGCCCTGGTCGTCGAGGCGCACGGTGTGCACCAGGTCGATGCCCGCACACAGGCTGGTCGGCACCGCGAAGGACACCGAGGTGGCGCGGTGGGCAGCGAGGATCTGCGCCTGGGCGCGCTGCAGCAGGCAGCGGGCGGCCAGTTCGCGGCGGGTGGTGTCGCCCTCATCGTAGGAGCCTGGCGCGCCATCGTCGGCAGCACTGCCGCCGAAGCCGCCGCCCTGTTCCCAGTCGGGCGCAGCGCCGCTGACCACCTGCCGCGGCGTGTCGACGCCGAACGGCGTGGACTCCCAGGCATCGGCCGCCGCGGATTCGACCGCAAAGCCGAGGCTGACACGGGCCAGCAGCTCGCCGGCCTGTGCCACGCTGGCGGTGGCCTCCAGACGCAGGCGGTACCGCTCGGTCACCGTCTGGGTCCAGCGCCGCGCGCCGACCACGCTGAAGCCGAGCAGCAGGTTGGGATAGAAGCTGTTGGTGAAGCCGAACGGCGGGTCGCAGTACACCCCCGAGCCGGTCGGCGGTAGCGGCTGGAAGCCCGACGAGGACAGCATCGTCTGGCCGATGGCGCTCAACGCGCTCTTGACCATGTCGCGGTCCGGCAGCTCGGTCGGGGGCCGCGTGGCCAGCACGCACCAGCCCGGGATGCCGCTCAGCCCGGACATGTCGGGATGCACCCAGCTGTGGGTCTGGTTTGCCTGCCAGCGGCGGGAGTAGCGGTAGCTGTAATCGATCTCGACCACGTTGGTCAGGCTGTCGAGGTCGGCCAGCTCGACCTGGATCGAATCGTCCAGGGTGGTGCCGGGGCCGAAGACAAAGTGCGCCACCGGCGCGGCGTACCAGCTGGTGGTGCGCAGGTCGCCGCTCGGCGAGCAATCCAGGCTGGCCGGGCGGGTGGAAAGGCGCTCCTCGGCGTAGTCCCAGTGGCTGCGCCCCTCCAGGGAGTCGAACAGGTCGGGCGACCAGTCGCCCTGCACCAGGGCGTCGACCTCGGCCACGCTCAGGGCCTCGACGCGCTGCTGGCGCAGGTCGCTGCACTCGCAGGTCAGCAGGCGCTGGCGCGGGTCCCAGCTGGGCAGGATGACGCGGCCGGTGAAGCGGCGGAGGTCGAGGTGGCCGTCGGCGCCCTCGGACAGGTAGTCGATGCTGACGGTACGTCCGCGCCAGTCGGTCGGGGTGATCGCCGTTGGCACGTGCAGGGTGAAGCTGGCAAGGCCGGCGGCGCCTTCCTCGCGGTCGATATCGACGCTGCCGACCAGGCTGGCGGTGACATCCTCGCCGCCGACCCGCACGCGCAGGCTCCAGACGTAGGCGAAGCCGGCCACCGCCTGCTGCGGAGTACGGAGGGCGCCTGAGCCGTTGAGCGCGGCGCCGTTGAGCATCGAGCCGTTGAGGCGCATCAGACCTGCTCCGCGGTCAGCGACCAGTCGTAGAGGCCGGTGGACTCGTCAAAGTCGCTGACCAGGCCGGCGGTGAACACCACGTAGCGCGGGTACCAGCACACCCGGTAGGCCGTCGCGCCGGCCACCGCGGCCAGTTGCGCCTGGTCAGCGGCGACGGCCACGGCGGTTTCCACCCAGCGGTCACCGACCCGGGCCATACCCCAGGGCTCGACATCGGCGCGGCGCTGCTCGGCGGGCGGCAGGTCGAAGGTGCGGTCTGTGCCATCCATCGCGCGAGCTTTGACACACAGCAGCTCCAGCGGCTGGCTGTAGTCCAGGGCATCGAGGCCGGGGTCGATCTGGCCGCTGCCGCTGGCCGAGGTGCGCGTGCGGCTCCAGTGGGTCAGCTTGACGGCGGCGCCCTGGGACATGCGCAGCACGCTGCTGCCGCCGATGGGCTCGTAGCTCTGGCGAATCGGCCCGGCGGCGGGCCAGATGGCGATGCCGCCGAGCACCAGGGGGACGATCTGGCTCATGCGTTGGTCCGCCCGAACTTGCGGGCCGTGCGGCGCAGGTCATCCTGGAAGCGCGTCACCTCGGCCGGTGAGCCCTCCAGGGCGTAGGAGCCGCCCCAGGGCATAGCGAGGTTGAGCGGCTGCCGCTCGCCCATGCGCTCCAGGCTGGGCAGCGCGGGGATCTGCGGGATCAGGTGGTCGCGCACTGGCAACTGGCCGCTGCGGTTCATGAAGTCGAGGTTGGCAGCGCCGAGCATGGCCGCCGAGCGGGCGTTGAGCACGTACTCGCCGCGCGAGGCGGCGAGCAGGACGCTGTCGCTGGTCGGCGTACCAGGGCCGTCGATCCAGCCGCCGGTGGCGCGCTTGACCGGATCGATCAGCTCACCAGCCTGGGCGTTGGCGGCCGCGGCCTGCTTGGCCGACTCGGCATCGGTGCCGATGTAGTTGACCGGGATGACCATGTACTTTTTCAGGCGCTCGGCCAGGTCCTTGGCCTGCTGCTCGAGCGCAGCAGCGGACTGCTCGAAGCCGTTGAACTCGACGTTGATGCGCTTGAAGGCCTCGGCCTTGGCCATCAGGTCGTCCATGCGCGCCTTGATGGCGTCGACCTGGCTCTGGGCGTTGGTTTCGTCCAGCTTGGCCGCCTCGACGGCAATTCGCCCCAGCTCGTCGGCGATGCCGCCGAATCCGTAGGTATTCGCCCCCGCCTGCTGCAACTCGCGGAGCATCTCGCCGGCGGCGCGCGCCTGGCGGATCGCCTCCTCGGTATCGCCGGCCTGCAATGCCTGACGGGCGCCGGCCTTGAGGGCCATGACCGCACCGACGCTGGGATCGGCCTGCTGCGCTCCTCCGCGCATATCCTTCGAGAGCTGCGCAAACTCCTTTTCGATGCTCTCGCGCTGTTTGCGTGCGGTCTCAAGATCCTTGTTGGCCTTCTCGTAGGCCAGGATCTCCTTGCCCAACGAATCCTGGATGGCCTTGAGCTGCTCGGCCTTGATCTGCTCGACGACCTCCTTGTGGCGCTGCTCGGCGCTCTCGCGCTCGGTCTCGGCGGCGCCGATGTGCTTGAGCGCTTCGCGGTAGTCGCGGGCACGGCGAGCCGAGGCCAGCGCGGCCGGGTCGACCTGGTCGCCTGTGCTTTGGCGACTCTGCAGCTCGGATTGCTTGCGGTAGTGCTCCTCGGCCAGGCGCAGGCGCTCAGCGTAGGCCTGGCGCTCGGCCTCGGTCATGCGCGCCAGGCTGGCCGCCGGCAGGATGACGGTGTCGGCGTACTGGGCGGTCTTGGTGATGACGGCGGACAGCGCCTCCTCGTGCTCACGCTGGCTTACGGTCAGCGCCTTATTCTGCTGGTAGAGATCGTACAGCTCGCTCAGGTTGCCAGCGGTCCAGCTCACCACGCCCAGCGCCAGCGCACCCTTTGCCAGCTTGGCCACGTCGGCCAGGTTCTTGAGCTTGGGCGTCAGGCCGTCGAGCGAGACGCCGAAGGCGCCCAGCCCCTTTCCGGCGGCCGTCGACACGTCCGGCAGCTTGCCGAGGTGGCCGAGCAGCAGGGTCAGCGGGTTGATCAGCGCACCGGCCAGCAGCACCAGCGGTCCCGCGGTGACCGCCAGGGCGCCGGCGGCCAGCGCGGCATTGCGCAGCGCCGGGTCGAGCCCGGCCAGCCAGGTGGCAGCCTCGACGGCCATGCGCCCCAGCTCCAGCAGGCCCTCGGCGATCTCCAGCAGACCGTCGACCACCTCCGGCTCGGCCAGCTTGGCGGCCAGTTCGTCGATGGCGGCGATCAGGTCGCTGGTATCGGCGCTGCCGAAGGCCTTGCTGACCGCATCGCGCAGGCGGGTCATGGCCGCCTCGACGGTACCAGGCAGAGCCGCGGCCTCGGCGCGGATCACGTCCAGCTGGCCGGTCAGCGCCTCGGTCACCGCCGCCGCGGTCAACTCGCCTTCCTCGGCCATCTTGCGCAGCGCCGTGGTCGGCACGCCGAGGCCATCGGCCAGGGCCTTCATCAGCCGCGGCGCCTGCTCGGCGACGCTGTTGAACTCGTCGCCGCGCAGGGCTCCAGCACCCAGCGCCTGGGCGAACTGTATCACCCCGGCCTCAGCCTCAGCCGCCGAGGCGCCGGACACGGAAAAGGCCAGCGCCACCGCCTCGGTCACCTGCAGGATCTGCTCCTGCCCGGCTCCGGTTTCTTTGAGCGGCCTGCTGATGCGCCCGTAGAGCGTGGCCAGAGCGGCCAGAGGCGAGCCGGCCGCCTTGGCGATGCGCTCAAGCTCCGACTGGGCGCGGTTGAATTCTTCCTGGGAAGCGGTCGCCTGCTTCAGGCGGCCGAGCATCGACTGGTAGGCGTCGGCATTGGCGGTCAGCGCGGCCAGCGCGCCCTTGGCGGTGACCGTGGCGCCGGCCAGGCCGGCGAAGGCCACCACGGTCTCGGTGCCGACCTGGCGCAGCGCGCCGCGCCAGCCGTTGGTCTGCGCTACCAGCTCGGCAGTTCGCTGACGCAGCTGCACCTTGGCCTGGGCCAGTTCGGCCATGCTCAGGCCGCCCTCGCGCTTGAGCACCTGGTACTGGTTGCGCAGGGCGGTGATCTCGCCCTGGATGTCGCCATGGGCGCGAACGCCCAGCGCTGCCCGCGCGCCGGCTACCCGCGACTGCTGCAGGTCCGCGGCAGCACTCACCTGTGCCAATTCCGCCGCCAGACGCTTCTGCTCAGCGCCGAGGCGCGAGGTGTCGACGCCGGCGGCGCGCAGCGAGGCAGTCAGCTCGGTCAGGCGGTTCTTCTGGCGGGCGATACTGTCTTCCAGCGCCTGGGCCTGCTGCGCCGCCACCTCATAGGCGCGCGCCTGGGCGCGGGTCGGCTGCTCGGCGGCGATCAGCTCGGCCGCCATGCCGCGCAGGCTGGAGCGCGTCGCCTCCAGCTGTCGGGCGCTGTCGCCCAGGCCCGCCTGCAGGTCACGCAGGGCGGCGATCTTGCCCAGCGGCTTGCGCAACTGCTCGGCCATTGCCGTATAGTCGCCCTTGAACTGCTGGAGCGCCTGGCGGCCCTGGTTGGCGTCGACCGAGATGGATAGGCGGACATCGCTCATGAAGAAAACCCTGTTCTGCGTGCTGGCGCTGGTGGTGGTGCTCTACGGCTGGCCGACGGCCTTCTTCGGCACGCTGGTCGCCGGCGTGGTGCTGCTCCTGGTGGCGCTGTTCATCCTCCTTTTCGCGCCTCGGCCGCGCTGATCGCCTCGTCCAGCGCGGCCTGCCAGGTACCCCATGGGTAGCTCCACAGGCCGGTGTGGCCGTGGCGGATCAGGGCGCTGGCATTGCGCTCGAGCTGGGCGAGTGCTGCACGAGGATCTTTCTGCCCAGCGCCTCGACGCGCCCGCGCAGGGCGAAAAAATCACCGTTCACCTCTTCGCAGGCAGCATGCAGGGTGCGCAGCTGCTTGGGCGTCAGGGCGTCGAGCTGCTCGCGGGTGGCGTCGCACATGCCCAGCAGGTCGCTGATGCCGACCTCCTCGAGCAGCAGGTCACCGACCACATCGCTGTCGCCGCCCGCGGCCAGACGCTTCATCCACGCGCGGATCTCGCCGACGGTCAGCTCGCGCACCGTCACCACCAGCCCGCCGATCTCGATCTGCTTGTGCAGGACCATCGACATTCAGGACACCTCGAATCAGGTTGAAAAAAGGGGAACGCCTGCCGGCGAGCGGCAGGCGTCGGGGATTACAGCCAGGTGATGCGGTAGAACGGCGACTCGCCGGCCGGGCGGGTCAGATCGGCCAGCACCTCGCCCTTGGCCAGCAGCTTGCCGGGGTTCTCCGCATCGATCAGGGCCAGCTCCTCGGCCGGCGGGGCCTTCCAGCGGAACACCTCGACGATCACCGGGCGGCCGCTGGCGGCCTCGTTGAGGCCATCGAACACCAGGCGATACTCGGCGCCGGCCTCGATCAGCGGCTCGATGCGGGTGGCCGCGGTCGAGGTGTAGGCGATGGTCGCCGGGGTCGGCTCGGTGATTTCCGTGCTGCCTTCCGGCACGCTGATGCCGGCCGCCGACACGCTCACCGCACTGAGCGGGATCTCGCTGCTGTCGCTGGTCTTGGTCAGGGTGATGGCGGTCGGCCCCGGGAACTCGGTCATGGCCAGGCTGCCCGGCTGCAGGACGATGGCCTCGCTGGCGATCACCTGGGAGGCGATTTCCACCACCTTGCCCTGCAGGGCCATGGCCAGGTTCTCGGCGGTCCACTCCTGCATCTGCACGTCGAGGCTGGTGCCGTCGAGGTTGTCGAGGGTGGCGAGGTTGCCGCCGCCAGGCTTGCGGTGCTGCTTCCAGACCATCTGGTTGCTGCGGTTGGCGAACTTGAGCGTCTCGACATCGCCGAGGTCGCGCAGCGGGGCAGCCGCCACGCCGAGGCGCTGGGCATGGACGATGCCGATGCCCTTGAAGACTTGCGGTTGGGCCATGGGGACAGGCTCCTATCGGGTACGGGGGTGGGTGAATTCCACCGGCCAGGTGATGACCCAGCCCGTGGTGCCTTGCTTGTCCAGCGCGGCGTGGTAGAGGTTGGCGGCGCGCACGTCCTTGGCGTCGATGCTGTCGTGCAACGCCAGCCCGCAGCGGCTGCTCGGCAGCGCGGCCTGCAGAGGAGCGGCAGCGGCCAGCACGTTGAGGGCACGAGCCCCGGCCTTGCCCTGGTCGCCGGCGAGCACCACGGCCACCACCTGGCCGCTGGCGATCAGTTCGCCGCGGTTGCTCAGCTCGAACTTGAGCCCTTCCAGGGCGATGCGGCAGGCGCTGGCGCGGGTGGCGTAGCGCTCCAGGTCGGCCGGGGTGAAGCGGCCGCCGTGCAGCGCCACCTCGACCTTGAGGCCGGCGTCCTGGTAGATCTGCTCGGCCCAGGTCTTGATGCCGTCGAGCACTTCGGCGGCGGTCAAATCAGTCATTGGCGATGCCCTCCAGGTAGTCCTCGATCAGACCCACCACGTCCTCGTGATCCTGGCCGGCCAGGCCGAGGAACTCGCGCTGCGGGATGTTGCGGGCGGGGTCGCCGAATTGATGGGTGGCGGCGTAGACCAGCGGGCTGCCAACCAGCACGCTGTCGCCGGACACCTCGTAAGTAATGCTGTCCTGCAGGTGGCCTTCGCCCTGTAGCAGGCTGTGGCCGCTGTGGCGGGTCTTGGCGTACTTGGCCGACCACTCCGGCCAGCTGCTGCCGTCCGGGGCGGCCTTGTCGTCCTGGATGCGCCGGCGGGTCTGCGTTTCCACCTCCATGCCGATGCCTTCCAGCAGCGGGCCAAGGTCGAACTGCCCTAGCCGCTCCAGGCGCGCCAGGATGCGCGGGTCGGCAGCCAGGTTGACCCGCACGCCGGCGCCGCTCACAGCAGATCCCCGAAGCGCTTGGGCTGCGACTCGAAGAAGGCGAAGCCGCTGGTTTCCTCCTCCGCCGGGGTCGGCATGCCCAGGGACACCTCGCCGCTGGCGATGCGGCGCAGCAGTGCCACCGCATCCTCGTAGCGCTTGCGCTTCTCCTCGGTACCGCTGCCGGCCTCGGCCGACAGGCGATACAGGGCAATGTCGCCGCACAGGCGCACCAGCACCTCGGGCACCGCGGCCAGCGGCAGGCGATGGCGGGCGCCGACGTAGCTGTCGATCTCGGCCGTGGCGTCGGCAGTCGCCTGCTCGACCACCCCGACATCGATCACCCCATCCTGGTCGCGGTCGGCCGCGACCAGCAGGGCGTCGAGGCCGTAGCGAGCCGTCAGGGCAGCCAGGTCGGCGTAGGCCATGGCTTACTTCCCGGCCTTGGCCGGCGCTTTCGCGCCTGCTTTGGCATTGACTGCGGCAGCTTTGACCGGCTGGCCGTCGTCATCGAGCAGCTGCACGATCAACAGCGGTTCAGCCTGCAGCCGCTCCAGCTCGTCCGCGCTGAAGCGCTCGGCCGGATGGTCTACCGGCTGCGCCGGGTGGGCGATACCACAGCGGCGGAAGCCGTCCCACTTGGCGGCGATGCGCACGATCATGGCGACGCCTCCTTACACCAGCCACGGACAGACGAGCACTTTCGCGCTGCCGGCCCATTCGTTGCCGTTGTCCGCATCCTTGACCACCAGCTTGAGCGCCTGGGCCTCCAGGGCCGGCGGCACTACCAGCAGGTTGGGGGTGATGGCCAGCGGACGGCCACCATCGGCCTGGAAGCTGCGCATGGCGGCGCGGGCGCTGCCGTAGTGGGTGGCGTCCAGCGGCTGGCGGGAGGCGTAGGCCATCTGCCAGAAGCCGAAGCCGGCGTTGCAGCGGTAGCGCACGCCGTGCTTGTACTCGTCGTGGTCGAATACATGGTCGCTGTTGGCCGGGTTGGTCTTGCTCTCCAGTTCAGCCTTGGTGCGCTCCTGGAAGATCAGCGGCTTGATGGCGCGACTGGTGTCGAGCAGATACCAGGTGGAGCCAGGGTTCTCCGCCGGTACGTCGAGGTTGCTGACCGATTCGGCGGCACCGGTGCCGTCCACTTCTGGGTAGACCGGGTGGTCGGTGTCGAAGAAGTTCTGCCCGTCGTAGCACAAGGTGGTGGCGCCGGCCGCCAGCAGGGCGAATACCAGCTCGTCCGGGTGCACGCCGGCGGCGCGGCCCATCTCCTCGAACATCGGGCGGTAGATGCCGACGCTGTCATCCTCGACGGCAGTGCGAGCGATGCCCACGGTGCCCTCGAACAGCTTGTTGGTGATGCTGTAGCCGTGCGCGGCCATGTCCTTCAGGACGCGGGCGCCTACCCATTCACGCAACTTGGGGAACTGGCCCAGCCAGCCGTAGGTGTTGCTCGCGGTGGCGCTAGGCACCAGGGTGGCGACCTCGCGCCACTGAGTGGGGGCGACTTGCAGGCCGCGCTGGTAGTCGGCGCGGAAGCCCTGGAACAGGGCCTGCAGCAGGGCGGGAGTGACGACGGCCATCAGTTAGCCTCCTGGATCAGTTTGAGGTACTCGGCATCGGACATGCCGAGCATGCGGGCGGCGGTCTGCTGCTCGCTGTTGAGGGCGGCGGTGGTTTTCGGTTGATCGTTCGGCAGCACCGGGTCGGTCACCGAGGGCGCCGCCTTGACGAACTCGCGGAAGCGCTCCAGGCCGCCTTCCTGTTGGCACTGAGCGACGTGGTAGCCCTTGGTGGCCGGGGTGATCTTGCCGGCCTTGAGGGCGGCATCGATCTCGGCATTGATCGCGGTTTCCAGCTGCGCCTTGTCGCGCTGCTGGAGCTGCTGCTCGGCGTTCTGCGCGCGCTGCACGGCGCCGTCGTAGTCGGCGCGGGGCACGTACTTGTCCAGCGACGGGGCGCGTTCGGCGTTCTGCGCGGTCTGCAGGTCGCTCTTGATCGCGCTGACGGCTGCCACGGCCTGCTGCTCCGTGGCGGTTGCGGGCAGGCCTAGGGCCGCCAGGATGGCTGCAAGGTCCATGGGTGTCTCCGGGGTGGGTGGGGTTTGCTCGGCGTTGAGCGCCTTGATGGCGAGGTTCGGCTTGTTGATCAGGCCGAAGCTGCTGAAACGGTGAATGCGCCCGTCCTGGTCGAACAGGAACACGGGCGAGACATAGCGGTATTCGCGGGCGGCGATGGCATTGCGGGCGCGCTCGGTCCACTCGACTCGGGCTTCCATGGCGCCGCGCTCGTTGATGCGGTACTCGCGCACCCAGCCAGCGGCCGGGGCTTCCTCGCCCTGGGGCGCCTTGAGTTCGGTGGCGTGCACGTAGTCGAACGGCAGATCCACGCCGTGGGCCAGGGTGGCGGCCATCACCTGGGCGGGATCGTAGGACCAGGAGCGGCCGTCGCGACCGACGATGCTCGGGCCAGGCGGCAGCACCTCGACCCATTCGGGCACGTCGGTGCCCAGCTCGAAGCAGAGGGCTGTGGAGGTGGTGCGCTGGGAGAGGGCGGTTTGAGTGTTCATGCCGCCATGGTCGGCGGCATGCGGGGGAGGGAGTCAGGGGATGGGGTTCAGTAACATTGCTCTACCGGGAAAGGCAAGCGATCCAAGCTCCATGAGCCTACTCGGCCATCACCTTCTCGTATTTGTGTCTGCAATAACCACACATGCCTTTGAGGTGCTGCTCATCGAGTGAAAGCGCCTCATCGCAGACCACGCATTGGAGATATTCCTGCTCAGCAAAGCAGGCAGCACACTGCCCTCGACCGACCAAAAAAGCATCTTGGTCACATTCGGGGCATTCGGTCGTCACCAGCTCCCCGCCGTCCTTCACGCTCATGTAGTTCCACCCGGCGAAGTGCTCGGAAACTGCGGGGCCCACCACTGCCGAATACGATGAAACCTGCCGGCAATGACTGCAGATGAACTGGATAGCCTCCCGCTCTGCGGTTGGGTCTAGCGTTTTGACCAGCTCCGACTCGCAATTTGGGCAACGCATCGCACTGACGGCGCCAGCAACCTCTTCGAACGGCCAGCTCACCGAGGAAAGGTTCTGCCTGCAGGATTCCAGTTCCTGGTCATAGATCGTCGCGACCTCCAGCATCAGCCCCCAGCAGCTCGGGCCAAGGATGTCGGCTGGCTCTTCCCCCAGATGCGGCTCGCAAAACTGAACGATCAGGTGCAGTGCGTTAGCGACCGCCTCTTTCATTCGCTCGGCGGGTAGCTGGCTGTGGTAGTGCTCGATGTCATTTCGGATGCGCTGGAGCGCGTGCAGGCGCTCCCATTCGACTCCGGTAACGCCCAACGATTTCAGTCGCTCGATGATGTCGGCGACATCAACCGTTTTCTTGCCCTTACCGACCCATGTCGCCTGCCCTGTGGCGGGATCGATGACCGGGACCACGTCGGCTTTCAGCAACCCCTCTTTTGAGCCTTCGGGACTCAGCTCCTGCAGCTTGCACTTGAACAGCAGCAAGATCCCTGCATAGAGGTTCCGGATGGCTGACAGAACACGACGCGAATCATCGTTATGGAAGTCCTCCATCCCGATCTGGATCGACTCGACTGCGTTTTTCATCATCGTCACGGCAATTCTCCCTCTCGCCTGGGTAGGAGAGCCGAATCTAGCCGCGTTAGACCCGCGTTAGAAATTGCGTTTGCCTATCAGGGCACCCATGGGTAGCGCCTACCATGTATGCACGCCTCCTGCGGCCTCCCAGGCGGCCAGCAAAATCACCGCTCGACCCGCCCGACCAGACGCCGCACATCGGCATCCCGGGCTGCGGCGGTGACGCTCAGCCGGCGCAGGTCGGTCATGTGCAGCACGCCGGCCACGCTGCGCGCCTTGATCACCACGGCGCCGCCGCCGGGCAGCAGGCGGACGATGGTCGCCCGGCCCTTGCCGTCCTCGAGCAGCACGCCCTCGTCCAGGGCCGGCTGGACCTGCGCCCAGTCGTCCGGGCTGAGGTCGGCGCGCCGGCTGGTGGCGCCGAGCACCATGACATGCGACTTGAGGTCACCAATGGCCGGTGCGCTGTCGGCCAGCCAGGCCAGCGGGAAGACCCCGCGGGGCGAGCGCTGCCAGTCGCTCAGTACCTCGCCCATTCGGCGAACGGTGATACGCGCCAGGGCAGGGTCGCTGCGGTCGAGCTTCTGCTGCAGGCTCAGCAACGGTTGCTCCATGCGGCCCACGGCGCCGGGGTTGTAGGCCCAGCCGGGCTCGATGCCCCTGGGCACCTGCAGCACCTCGCCGGTGCGCTGGTTGACGAACTCCTGCGTGCCCTGGTCGGGCGCCGTCTCGCTCACCGCGCCCTGGGTGCGCAGGCGCTCGGCCTCGCGCTTGCTCACCGCGCGCACGTGGCACTTGCAGCCCCAGCCGTTGGGCGGGAAGTGGGTTTGCCACCAGGGATGGTCCACCGGCAGCAGGCGGCCGGCCCAGCCGACGTGCTCCACCCGGTGCTCGCGGGACGGGCCGAGCTGATAGAGCAGGTACGGATGGGTGGCCTTGGCGCGCTGGATGCGCTGCCACTGGCCGGCGGCATGGGCGGTGCGCAGGTTGATGTTGTAGATGGTCTGCAGCCGACGCGGGCTGCCCAGCTGCACCTCGCGCTCGGCACCTTCCAGCGGGTCGAACAGTTCCTGCTTGCCCCACCAGCCCATGCGTTCGAGCAGCGGCTGCAGCTCGCGCTTGAACTCGCCGAAGCTCTGCCCCTGGGCCAGCGCCTTGTCCACCTGGGCGCGGATGCCTTCCAGGATGTCCAGGCGCATGGCCTTGGCCACGGTGAAGGCGTTGGCGTGCTCCTCCTGCCACACGTCGCGGAAGTCGAAGCCGACCTTGTAGCCCTTGGCGCGGAACCATTCGAGCGCGTCCTTTGGCACTGGCACCGTGGTCATGCGTCGACCTCGTCGGTCGCATCGCCCAGGCCGCGAGCGCGGAAGGCGGCGCGGGCCAACTGCTCGATCAGCGCGCTGTCGTCCATCTGCTCGAGCAGCTCGGGCAGGCGGGCGCGGAACTCGTCGAAGTCCTGGGCCTGCTCGGCCAGCTGCTGCAGCGGGTCGAGCAGCGGGCGCATCACCGGCTGCCATTCGGCGGCGGCCTCATCGGCCAGCATGTCCAGGGCGTCGCGTTGCTGCTCGGCATTCAGCGCCCGGCGCTGGCCGCCACAGCTTGCGCACTGGCAGCCCTGCTCGCGGTTGAGCCCGGGCGCCAGGGGCGCGGCCTGGCCGCCCTGCGGGCGCAGCAGCTCGGCGCCATTGGCCGGGGCCGGCAGGCCGAACTTGTCCAGAATCACCGACTGCTCCACCTGCAGGCCGCGGTCGATGAAGGGCGTGAGGGCGTCGGCCAGGGCCTTGAGGTCTTCCGGCTCGCTGACCTGCAGGACGATGCGCGGGTAGCGCTCCTGCGGGCCGTAGTTGAGGTCGATGAACACCCGCACCAGGTCGCGGTTGAGGGTGGCCGCCAGCTGCTTGGCGTCGGCCTTGAGGATATCCATGCGCACGTCGTTGTGCACGTTGGCCTGGCTCTGGCTGGAGCCGTCGTCGGTGGTCATGGTCTGGCCGAGCACGGCCTTGCTGATCTGCTTGTCCAGCCACTCGGCCAGGCGCTCGAACAGCTCGGCACCGCCGGCGGCGTTGGCGATCTCCTCGAACTCGATCTTCATGCCCTCGGGCAGGATGGCCGCGGCATCGGCGGCCAGCTGGGCGACGGCGCGGCGCAGCACGGCGATGTCGTCCGGCTTGGCGCCGGGGCCGTAGCGGCCGATGCGCAGCGGCATGCCGAACAGCTCGACGTAGCGCATCCAGTCCTTCACGCCGTAGGCCTTGCACATGAAGGACACCGCGACCAGGCGGGCCACGCCGCCGCGGATCGGCAGGCCGCTCTTCAGGCGCGGCTGGTGGACGATCATCTTGCCCGGGGGGATCTCGCGACCATCGCCGCCTTCCTCACGGATCAGCAACTGGCGGCCGGTGGTCTTGTCGAACTGGAACCAGCGTGGGTCGCGCCACTCGTAGCGCACCGGCCGCAGTTGGCTGCCTTCGAGCTGCCAGATAGGTTCGGCCACGGAAAAGCCCTTGCCGATGGCGTCCAGCAGGTCATCGAGCAGGTCGCCAAACTCCGGGGACTCGGTCAGCTCGCGCACCGCTTCGGACAGCTCCACGTCGCGCGGCTCGTCGCTGGCGGCCTCCACCCCCACAGGCAGGCCGGACACCGCGCGCTTGCGGGTGCCGAGCACGGCGGCATAGTGCGGGTCCTTCTCTTCCATCTCCTCGGCCAGCACCAGGTAGTCGAGGATCTCGCCCTGGGCGGCGCCCTGCAGGATGCTGCGCAGGCGTGCCGGGTCGAGGCTGGCGACGATGGAGTCCGCCGCCCAGGCCTGATGCACGCCGGTGGTGGTGGCCTGCACGGCCTCCTGCAGCAGTTGTTTGCGCTGGATGGGCCGGCCGTGGGCGTCCAGGATCTGCGATTCGGCCATTACCAAAGCCCTCCCGCGCCCCAGCCGGTCGGCGGGGCGTCGTCGTCAAATGGTCGGTTGCTGTTGCGGTCGGGGCGCACCGGCTCGTAGCCGTACTGCTCGATCTCCATACGGCTGGCGAAGCGGGCCAGTACGGCGGCAATGCCGGCGTCGCCGTGGCGCTTGGCGCCGCCTTTCTCAGTGGTGCGGGTCTCAGGAATGCGGGCCACTCCTTTGACCATGCGGAAGGCGCGCAGGTCGGCGATTACGTCACGGTCGGCCGGCAGGTCGTAGAGGGTGCCGTCATCGAGGTCGGCCTTGAAGCCGGGCATGTTGTCGCGATACCAGCCCTCGGTGAGCATCACCTGGCTAATCCGGTTGTGGCCGTACTTCACCGCCGCTGCCTCGGCCAGCGCCTGGCCGTTGCCGCGTGCATCGTGGGCACCGGCCATGAAGCTGGGCAGGCGGTCGACGATGTAGAAAAGGATCTGTTCCTGCTGCTTGAAGGGCACATTGCGCAGCTCGACCAGGAAGGGAGGCCGCTTGCGGCTGTCCTGCTCCTGGAGCAGTGGCACGATTACCGAGAGATCGCCGCTACGGGCGAAATCCATGCCGTAGAAGCTCCAGGCGCCGGGCGGCAGTTGTGCCAAAAGCGGCTTCAACTCACGCTCGCACCAGCCTAGGCTGTCGGCCAGGCGCAGTGGCTCAGCGATGACTTCATAGCCAACCGGGTAGGCGAGGCGCAGCACCGGTACGCCAACCCGGCTGCGTTGCTCCAGGATCGCCAGGCTTAAGTAGGTGCCGCCGCCCTGGCTGGGCACGCAATCCAGCTCTTCCTCGGCGGCGTCGCTGTAGTAGTCGTAAACGTCCTGTACCCACTCCAGCTCCTCTGCCTCGACCCAAGGGATGCCCTTGCGCAGGCATACGCGCTGGTACAGGCCATCGGCCACGGCTTCTTTGAAGGTGCAGCGGAACAGCTTACCCTTGCGCTTGCCGGCCCGGATTTCCTCGATCAGTTCGTTGAACGGGTTGTCGGTGCCGTTATGGGTGCTGATGACATGCACCTCGCCACCCCAGATCAGCAGCGCCAGCGCCGCCTTGAGCAGCTCGGCTAGATCGGAGTGGAAGGCGGCCTCATCGATCACCACCACGCCCTGGCGGCCGCGCAGGTTGGACGGCCGGCTGGTCAGGGCGACAATGCGGTAGCCGCTGGGAAAGGTGATGGTATAGGTCTTGATGTACTTGTCGACGTCCTGGTCGTGCCAGATGCCTTCCTCGATCTCGCCCGCCGCGTAGTTGAACGCCCGTGCCCACATTGCGCAGGCCTGGATGTACTCGACGGTCATATCCTGGTTGTAGCCCAGGTAATAGACGTTCATCCCCCCAGCCACGGTGGAGCTGGCCGCCACCAACACGTTGTCGGATGCCTCGGCCCAGGTCAGGCCGATACGGCGGCTTTTCTCGCCCACCTTGAGCGGCGCGCGCAGGCCAACCCAGCGTTGCTGGTAGGGCAGCAGGACGACCGGTACACCCTGCACCTGTCCGCCTGAAATAGCCTGGTGCAGGGGCGAGAGCTTGTGCTCGGCGGTTGCAGTCACGATGCCACCCCGAGGATTTCCCGGCGGATCGCGTCCACGGTTTCGGCGTTGAGGCCGCCCTTCTTGGCGATCTTCTCCACCTGGCTGGCCGCGGCCTCGGCCTTGGCCCGCACCTCGGCTTGCCACTTCTTCTGCACCACGGACGCGCGGCCCAGCTCGGCCACGGCCTTGGCGACCTTGGGCAGGTCGATCTGGCCTTCCTCGCTCATCAGCAGCTTGAACAGGTGTTCCTGCACCAGGCGCATCAGCGCCTCGTTGACCGCGCCTTCCTCGTCCGGCGCGGCGGCGACTACAGCGCGGGCCTGCTCGCTGGCCAGCTTGAGGGCCGACAGGCGCTCCTCGAAGTTCTGCCCGTAGCGGTGCAGGGCGCTCTTGCCGATGCTGTAGCCGCGGGCGGTCAGCTCCTCGGCCAGGGACTCATAGCCGGCGAAGTTGTTCTCGACCAGCGCCTGATCCAGCCAGGCCTTCACCTCGGCCGGCAGGGCGGCCACCTTGCTGCGCGGGGGCATGGCTCAGCCCGCCCAGTACTTGGTCGGCCGGGCGATGCCGGGGAACACCTCGACGGTGTACTCGGTCACGTCCACGCCCAGGTGGGTCAGGTCGGCGGACCAGGGGCCGCTCGGGTCCTTCTTCAGCGTCACCAGCAGGCGGTCGTGCAGGTACTCCAGTTCGCGGCGCAGCTCCAGCGGCGAGGCGTCCGGGTAGACGCCCTGCAGGGTGGCCAGCACCAGGGACTCGTGGGCGCCCACCGGGCGGGCGTTGTTGAGGATCAACAGGATGTTCCAGCGCATGCTTTCGCGGCGCGCCTTGGCTGCGTCAATCTGCATGTTTGCCTCCTTTCAAAGTGATGTTCTGGATCAGCAGGGCCACGCCATCGAGCTTGGCCTCGACCAGGCTCTGGCCGCGCACGTAGTCCTCGCGGCGCACGTAGTTCACCGGCAGGTCTGCCTGGAAGCGCAGCAGGGTGCGCTCCAGCTGCGCCACCGTCTCGGCGTCCTTGTCCTGGCGGGCGAGGACCTTCTCGAAGTTCTGTTCCCAGTGCCGGCTCGCCGCCTGGCGGGCCTCGTCCTGGGCGGCGAAACGCTCGGCCAGGCGCTTCTCGAACTGGCCGAGCAGCAGCTTGACCAGGGCGGTGACCAGCCCGGCAAACGCCCCCAGCAGCGTGATGGCCCAGCCGATCAGCTGGGTCAGTTCCATTTCCATCGGCATCAGCGCGACTCCAGCAGGTCGATCAGGCGATCGAGCTGCGCGGCAGTGTTCTTGCACTGCTCGGCGTAGCCGATGTGGTGTGCCAAAACTCGCGCTTGGCCGATGCCTGAATCGAGTTGCTCAGCGGCTCCGGTTTCGCCGGTCGGCGCAGCAGCTCCTGCGGGATCGGCTGCGGCGGCGGGCAGCTCGGCGCCGGTGGCTTGGTCGTAGAGGCGCACCCAGCCGCGAGTAAACACGCAAGCAGGCACAGGCTCAGGCGGCGCATCGAGCGCCCGGCGGTAGAGGCTGGAGACACGGGTGATTTCCTTGTTCAGGCGGTCGGTGGTGGTGCGGTTGCGGCGCTGCTCCTCGGCGAGCTGGGCGCCCAGGCCATCGGCGAGTGCCTGGGCGTCCTGCAGGTCCTTGGTCGCCTGCTCGGCGCGGTAGCGGGCGATGCGGTCGTGTTCGGCCTGCTGCTCGACGTGCTGGCGGCGCAGTTGCTCCAGGGCCAGCTCGCCCTGCCAGGCGCCGAGGCGAATACCGACCAGCAGCAAACTGAGCGCGGCGCATAGGACCAGGGCGGGTATGAACCAGTTGATCCGGATCACCGACGCGCCCTCCGCCGTTTGCGTGCGGCACGGCGAATGGCGGCGACGCCGCTCTTGCCCGGGCGCTCCGGCGGCAAAGGCGCGCGGTATAGCACCGTCGGCAGCCACAGGCGGTGCATGCCGAACATCCCGCTCATCCACGCCAGCAGCTGGGCGATCATGCGCGCACCCCCTGGACGGTGAGCACGCGCAGCACGGCGTTGAGCACCGGCAGGCCGACCGCCACGGCGGTGTAGAGGTTGACCGGCAGCAGCGGCTGCAGCAGGCCGGTGCCGGCCTCGAGCGCCACCAGGGCGGCGGCGCTGGCGTTGACCCACAGCGTCTTGCTGCGGCTCCAGTGCTTGCACTCAGCCATGGCGCACCCCATCCAGGATGCCGGCCAGGGCCAAGCCCTCGGCGATCAACCCGTCGCCGTACCAGTGCCCACCGGGCAAAGTACCAGCGCCGTTCTCATGGCGGACGATGGCCTTGACCAGGGCGCGCATGGTGGCGAAGTCGTAGACGTCCACCGTCTCGTCGTCAGGGCCGATGCCCAGCGCCTTGGCAACCTGTTTGGCATAGGCGTCGGTGTCGTTCTCGTGGGCCGGCGCCCAGCGCTCGACGATCTCGCGCACGCTGTCGATGCGGCTGCCGTCATTGGCGCGGCGCGCGTCCTGGTAGGTGATCAGGGTGCGGGCAATGGCGCGGATGCCCCATGCCGGGTGGCTGAACACGATGAAGCGCGAATCGCCGGACTGGTCCAGGGACATGCCCTGCCAGCGGGTGCCGTTGCGCTCGAGGTTGCCGGGGTTGTAGTTGCGGATGCCGCGGGGCTGGTGGCGGGTGCGGGTCATGGGTGCTCCTGGTGCAGGCTGGCCCGCAGCTCGGCCAGGCGCGCGCGGCCGACCTCCGGGGCGGATTTTTGGAAGTCGGAGATGCGAAAGGAGGTGTCGTCACGACGCGGCGCAGGGGTTGGCCGCTGTTTGGCAGCCGCTACGCGCTCGGTCTTGTGCTGGCGGTACTGCTTGACCCGCGCGAAGGCGCTTTGCACGTGCTCGCGCACCAGCTCGCGCCAGTGCTCGGGGCACTGGGCCAGCAGCTGGTTGCGCCGCTCGCGCGAAGGCTCGGCCAGGATGGCCGCGGCGTAGTCGCGCGGGGAGCACAGGGGCGAGTGAGCGGGCTTGGTCGTCATGCCGCCATGGTCGGCGGCATGAGAGGGAAGGGTCAGGCGATGGGGTTCAGTGGGGCGGGTGCAGCGGGATCATTCGTCCTTGGATTGGTACACCCAGTCTGCACAGCCGTACTCGTCGAAGCGGATGCTGACGTATTCGCGGTTACGGGCATTCCAGTAGCGGTAGTTCACCCGGCCATTGGCGGTAGAGGTGGTATCCGGCTTGCCGTAGATCGATTCGATCTGCGCCCTGTTCATGCCCCGCATGGCCTGGCCGCGGACCGTGGCCGTGCGCTCGTCGCGCTCGCTCAGGCCGGTAGAGCAGGTTCGCTCATCACGTCCGCCGACCACCGTCACCTTGGTCTGCGAGCGCGTAGGCTCAGGCTCGTTGAATGATCGCCACTCGGGCGACACCATCTCGACCACCTCAGTACCGCCGCTGGGTGCCGGATTATGAGCCCTCACCACCTCGTCCGGTTGCTGGCCGCCTGGGCAGGCCTGCTGGGTAAAGGTGATCTTGCCCGCGGCATCCACGCACTTGTTCACGCTGGCAGCGTGGGCGTCGATGGCGAGCATGGCGGCGGCAGCCATGATCAGATGTCGCATGTGCTTCCCTCCCTGGCGATAACGGCTCGCACTGTAGCCAAATGCAAACAGCCCGGCAAATGCCGGGCTGCTCTGTGTCTCGCTTGCCGTCAGTGGAACAGCGCCCCCTGCGGCGCCTCCTCCTGCCCCAGCGGCTGCTTGAGGATCTCCCAGACCCAGCGGTCGGAGAGCTTGTTCTCGCGGGCCAGGGCGGCTACCGCGGCGTTGGCTGACACGCCCTCGCGCACGGCCTTCTCGAACTGCCGGTGGATGTCCAGGTCGCGCAGGCGGCGCAGGGCCTCGGCACAGCGAGGGATGTAGATCTTTTCGCCGCCCATGTGCTGGGTCAGCAGGCGGGCGGCATCCTCGCCGAGGATGTCGGCGAGGGCGGCGACGCGGATCAGGCCGTTGCGGTTGGAGCCCTTGGCGAACTCCCAGCTGGTACCGCCCAGCTCGTCCACCAGGCGCATGGCCGTCGGCATTCCGACCGCCCGGGCGATGTCGAGAATCTGGCGGGGCAACAGTGCTTCGACCTGAGCGATGTCCATTTATTCCGGCCTCCCGTGGCGCTTGGCGTCGTAGACGAAGGCGGCGACCAGCTTCTGCAGCTGCTCGCCGTCCAGCCATTCTACCCGCTCGACCTTGAACATTCGTTTTGCCATGGCATCGGCGTAGGCCCAGGGGCGGCCGGCTTCGGCGAGGAAGGCCTCGATCTTGCCGACCAGTGCGGACCGATCAGGCGCCGGCTTGGGCGCCTTGCGGCCGGCCTTCTTCGCCACCGGCTGCCAGCCGAGGCGCTGGAACTCGGCCAGCACCGCCGAGACCTGGCGCGGGTTGAGGTCCTTGGCCGAACGCACCCCGGCCACCCGGGCCAGCAGGGCGCGGTAGGTGTCGTCGTCCATGCCGAGGTCTTTCTTGGCGATGTGGATCTTGCTCAGCGCGGCTGTGCGGCGGTTCATGCTTTCGCCCTCGTCTTGCGGCTTTCGTTGCAGCAGGCCTTGCAGGCCGAGATCAGTTGGCCGAGGCGGATGTGGAAGAACTCCTTGTCCGCCGGCCACCACTCGTCGCACCTGGTGCAGCGTTTCTCCGGGCCGTACTCGGTCTGGCGCAGCCTGGGCTGCGGTGCGGGCTGCGCGTTCATGCCTCGGCCCTCGCGGTAGATTCGGCACAGGCGCGGCACCAGATCAGCCAGAAGCCCTGCACATCGAAGCTGTCGTATTCGCCGGTTTCCGGGTCGCGCTGCAGCTGCTCGGGCAGCAGGCAGAAGTCGCCGGTCATGTAGGCCTCGAAGGCCTCGCGGTTGTCGGCACTCATGCGTGACACCTCGCGCGTGTCATTTCCGCAAAGCGTGACGGGTCACGCTCGATCAGGTCCGCCACGTTGTGGATCAGCAGGGTCAGCGCCTCGGCGCTTTCCGTGAACCCGCCCGCCAGGCGGATACGCTCCAGCTCGGCGCGGGTACCGGCGTACCACTCCATGCGGAACTCCTGGGCATCAACCTTGGCGCGGTGCTCGCGCTCGCGGTTGCGCTGGGCCTGCTTGCGCTCGCGGGCCAGCCGGGTCTTGCGCTCTTTCCGTGTTTCCTGGGTCATATTGGCTGCTCGTCAGTACCGGGCCACCACGCCCGGCAGACCAGGCCCCGCGGAGGGGCTGGTTTCGCTCAGGTCAGGGCCAGCGGGGCTGCCCCCTCCACGCCATGATTAAGGCGCACACCGGCAGCGGCCTCCAATCCATGCATGGCGTCAGTGGCAGAACGCGCACTCAAGGAGCCCCGTGTGCTGGCGTTACGATCACGCGCATCCAGATTGGATAGCTCTGGGTGATGCTTGAGCATGTAGGCCTCGACGGCCTGGGAAGGCTGCTCTGTGCCAGCGAACTCCTGCACCTGCCGACGCACCGCGAAAACCCAGGCATCGCAGAACACGTCAGCGCGCTTGGTCTTGGTCGCGGCCTTGCAGCGCTTGAGCTTGTCGGCGATGTAGTCGCGACGCGCCTGGCGAACCTGGCGCAGCAGCAAGGTAATGGTGTAGCCGGCGACCTCGGCCATCTCGCCGACGAAGCGCCACTCGCCCAGCCCGCACACAAAGATGACCCGGCAGGCGTAGGCACGCGCAACGCAGGCGGCCAGGTTGGCCTCCCACTGGGGCGGGTTGATCCTGGAGCCACTACGAGCACCGTGCTCCTGCACATCGGCCATCAGCACATCGGCCTCTTCGATCCGGTACTTCTCCATCAGGGCACGGGCCTGGCGCATGGCAGCGGCGGCCTCGTGCGGATTGCTGCTTGCGGCCAGGCGCAGGCACTTCTTGATCTTGTCCAGGGCTTTACTGTGATCCATCTCTTCCTCGGCTGCTCATCAGTACCCAGCAACCACGCTGGGCAGACCGACCCGGTTGCCCGGGGCGGTTTCGCTTAGTTGTTGAGGCTGTCGCTCAGGGCCTTGGCCTCGCTGAACTTGACCAGGCGCTTGGCCGGGATCTCCATCGCCAGCCCGGTCGCCGGGTTGCGGCCGGTGCGGGCGGCGCGCTCGGAGGGCTTGAGCTTGCCCAGGCCCGGCAGGGGCACGTCGAAGCCCTGCTTGAGGCCGAGGGTGGCGACCTCGCCGAGGCGTTCCAGGACGGCGGCCACGTGGCTCTTGCTGATCGGCGTGCCGGTCACCTGCAGCTCGTTGTGGATGGTGTCGATCAGTTCTTTCTGGGTAACGGCGGTTGGGATGGTCATGGTGGTGCTCCTTGCTCAGTGGATGGTCTTGCTTACTGGAGGGTGTGGATCGTCACGCGACAGCCTTCCGCTAGCTCGACGGCCTTCAGCACGCGCTCCACCTCGTGCTTGACTGCCTGACTCAGGGACCCGGCAGTGCAGGCAGCGAGACTCAGGTTTCCCGTGCCGGCCAGGCTGCTGCGCTGCACGACATGGACGCCGTCGCCTTCTTCGCGCACGGTCACGGTGATGGTGTATTCGCTCATGGGCTCTCCTTACCGCTGGGTCTTGAACTGGATGTTGAATTTGCGGGCGATCTGCCGGGCCTGCTTCTCGGTAATGCCGGCGTGCATGGCGGCGATACGCGGCGGTCGGCCGAGGGCGGCCTCGGCCAGCAGGCAGCCAGCCAGGCGCACCTCGTCGCGGTCAGCCTCGGCATCGGCTTCCACCACCGGCTCGGTCTGAGCCGATACCGGCACGGGAGCAGGCACAAGGGCCTTGGCCACCGGCTTTGGCGCCGGCGGACGCTGCTCGAACAGGTGGGCGTACACCGGGCTGCGGTCGGCGCAGATGACGAACGCCGGATACTTGTCCTTCATCTGATGACCGACCTGCTCGATCTGCCCGCCCGTGGCGAGGAACTGCTGAGTCATCGCCTCGAGGCGCCGGCTCTCGGCCTCCAGGTGCGGGGCGCGGGTCGGCAGCGGGTCGAAGCGAACGTCGTGATAGCGCTGCATGTCACACCCCCGCGATATCCAGGCTGATCTGCTTGTATTGGTCGCTGTCGCCGACCCGCTCGTAGACGCGGATGTATTCCTTGGAGCCCACCACCTGACAGGCCTCGCCGATGGCTTTCATCGCCCGCTGCCAGCGCTCGTCGACGATTTCCAGCCGGCGCAGTGCCAGTACTCGCGCCGTGCGAATCTCGCCCTTGGTGTCGGTGCGGAAGGCGTCGTTGACCAGGGTGACAACCTCGGGCCGGGCGCCCTCAGTCCAGTCGCGCAGGCATTCGTCGATCAGGGAGCGGGCAGCCTGCAGGCGTTCGTCTAGGACGATGCTTTCCTGCACGGCCAGTTGGATCTTGTAGCGGCCGTCGAAGGACAGCAGCGAGACGTTGCCCTTCTTGCCGCCAACCCGGGCGCCGTACTCTTCGAAGCTCATTTCGATAAAAGCCTTGATGTCGCCAAAGGCCACTTCCTTGAAGTCGCGCAGCTCGCCGTTCAACTCGTTGGCGCGGTCGACCAGGTGGCGCACCAAGCGATCACGCTCGATGTCGATCGGCTTGATCAGGCTTTCCGGAACCAGTCGGCCTTGGCCATCGAGTCGGTAGCCGGCGGGGATTTGCTGTTGTGCGGTCATGCGGTACTGCTCCTCAGTGGGCAACGGTGCCGGCCCATTCGGCGGGGCGGCGATAGCTGATGGTTTCGGTCCAGGCCAGGGTGACTCCCTGGTACTGGCACTCGTAATGGGTGCTGCCGGCGCTGGCGTGGCGGCGAAAGCCGTCGCAGCGTTCCTGCTCCAGCAGGCGGCGGGCATCTTCGGCGCCGACCTCCAGGCAGTTGGCTGCCAGGTCGATGCGCAGCAGGCGCATGCCCAGGGCCTGCAGCGAGCGAGCGGCGGCGTTGAAGGTGCGCAGGCGCTGGCCGAAGGCTGGGGTCAGCACTTTCGGGGCATGGCGTTCAGTGGCGGTGAGCATGGGCGGCCTCCTTGGCTTGGCAGCTCGGGTTGTGCGGGCAGTACTGGCAGGCCTTCCACTGCTGCATGGCCTGCGGGTTGTGGGTCGGTGCCGGCTTTTCGCGGAAGGATTGGCACTGGATGACGGTGACCTGCTCGCCCAGGGCGGCGCAGTCCAGCCGGCCCAGCTTGTCCATCACCCGGCGCTCGATGCCGGCGGTGCTGGGCGATGGGTAGCGGTTGACCAGCACCAGGCTGACGGCCGAGCGGCTGACGCCGATCCGCTTGCCGGCCTCGGTACGATTGCTGCGCGCCACTTCGGCGGCGAGCAGCTGGATCCACAGGGGCGGCTGTTCGCCCCAGGCGTCGAGGTTGAGGGCGGCATTCATGCGGGCTCTCCTTCGGTTGCGGTGGCGCGCTGGAACACCACCTGTTCCAGGTTGGCGTCGTAGAGCTGGCCGCATTTCTGGACCATCGGTGGGCGTGGGCCGGTGTATTTGCCCGGCGCCATGCGGTAGCGAGCGAGACGGCCGGGTTGGGAGGGCTCGACCTCGAGCACGTACCCCGCCCACTTCAGCCACTTCAGGTAGTTCTTTGCCGTGGCCAGGCTGGTGCGGGCGGCGATGCTGGCGTGTTCGGCCAGCTGCTGTGCGTCCAGCTCGCCAAGTACGCGCAGCGTCCTCCACATGGCTTCCGTTCCCAGCCCTTGCAGGCTCGGGCTGCCGTCGGCCTTGAGGCGCGGAGCCTCGATGCCGACATCGCGCAGCAGATGGAAGCAGCGCTCGCCTGCGGCATCCCTCGCCTCGGGCAGCGGCGCGATGAAGCCACCCTTGTGCAGTGCGCGCAGGTAGGTATTTGCCGTTTCGTCAGTGACGCCGGCCGCCCGGCAGAGGCCGTACCAGGTGAAGCCGTCGCGGTTCGCGCGCAGCGCTTCCCAGAGGCGCTGGCGGTTGTCTTTGCCGCCCTGCATGGACAGGTGCACGGGCTTACGTCCTTGTTTGGCCATGGATCAGAACCCCCTCCGAGCGGGAGCCTCTCCGGTAAACCACCCGCGCTTGCCCCACTGGGCCAGGCTGACGCTGTCCAGGAGCTGCGCCGAGGCCTCGGAGTGCACCCGGTACAGGTTGACCGCGACCCGGCGCAGGCAGCCGCGCACCGCGATGCGCAGGTCGTCGAGCAGGTCGTCGGCAATGCGCAGGTTCGGATAGCTGGAAGCCGCCAGGTTGCGCAGGTCGTCGAGGGTGGCAGGCTGCGCCGGAACCCACTCCAGCACGCGGTTGTGCAGGCGCTCCAGGCGGGCCAGCGAGGTTGGCACACGCTCCTCGCCGATCAGCACGATGGTTCCCTGGCTGGCGTTGTAGAGGTCGGTCAGGACGTTGGCCGCAGCCTTGTCCAGCAGGTACTGCACGTCGTCGACGATCAGCGGGCGACCGCTGCGCGACAGCTGCTCGGCCACCTGGTCGACCATGTCGGAGAGGGTGCGCCCGTGGGCGATCCCCATCTCGCGCAGGATGGCCAGCAGGAAGGCTTTCTTGGTCCAGGTGTCCCGGCACTCGACGTAGTAGGCGCGGTGCAGGTTGGCCGCGAAGGCCGCGGCCACCGACTTGCCAAGGCCGCTTGCGCCGTACATGACTACCAGCCCCGGCAGGCCCAGCGGACGCGCCTGGGCGCGTTCGATGGCACTGGCCAGCAGGCCTACGTTGGTCAGCGGAACCACTTTCGATACACTCATCACTGCTCCTTATGGCCACGTCCCCCGTGGCCAGTTGCTTCAATTTGGCCGCTCCCCAGCGGCCAGCTCCATCACGCGCGGGCTTGTTGGTCCGCGTGTTCGAATACCCGCCGAATGGCGGCGAAGTCCGGGTGGTTCGGGTAGCGCCCGTGCCACCTGGCTTCCTCTTCTGTCAGTTCATCCCCAGCCTTCGCCCGCGCTTCCAGCTGCTCCCACAGGCGGTAGCGGGCCATGGCATCCCCCGGAACCTCGAAGGTGTCCTGCACTGGCGCGGCCAGTTGGGCGTAGCGCTGGGCGGCGGCCAGCTGCTCGTCGCTGAGCTGGGCAGTGGGCGCGCTGCTCGGGGCGATCAGCTCGACGCGCTTGCCGGTCAGGGTTTCCAGCTTGTCTAGGGCGCGGCTCATCTGGCCCTGCTCGCGCTTCTCGTAGGCCTGCTCGATCATCGGTTTGGGCATGTAGTCGCTGGCGTTGCCGTCGACCAGGGCCTCGCCGAGCAGCTCGCCCTCGAGGGTGCGTACCCAAAGGCGCGAGGCGTCGCGCACGTCGTAGGCAATGCGCACTTCTTCGCCGTGCTGTTCGCGCAGGCTGGCGAGGAAGTAGCGGTGGCCGGCCCAGGCGATCTCGCCGCGCAAGGTCTTGCGCACCACCTGCGGGCGGAACAGGTCGGCGACCAGTTCGGCCGGGGCCAGCATCGGCTCCCAGCCGGTGGCGCGCGCCGCCTCCCAGGCCTCGTTCGGGCTCATGTGGCGCAGGGCGCCGGTCTGCGGGTCGCGGATCTTGCCCAGGCCGCGGTGCGGACGGTTGTTGTAGGCCTCAATCTCGTACTCGACCCCCGCCATGAACTCGGCAAAGGTCGGAATCAGCCGGGTGCTGCCGGTTTCGCGCAGCTGCTTGCGGCTCAGGCGGTGGACCTTAGTGCCGGCGTGCTTGTCCATGTCGGCGCCGATGTAGCTGGGCAGCTTCTTGGCGGCGTTGACCCAGATGGTCTGGTGCGAGCGCTCGATCAAGCCGCGCGCCTGGCTGTTGTAGGGCAGGGCGTGGGTCATGGTGCCGCCGAGGCGGTCGACCACCTCGCGCACGGTGTCGTTGGCGAAGCCGGAGCCGTTGTCGACATAGAAGATGGCGAACATGCCGCCGCGCTGGACTGCATCGCGCAGGGCGTCCATGACGCCGATGGTCGACTCGGCCTCGCCGATGCTGATGCCCAGGGCGCGACGGGTGCCGACATCGAGCACCATGGTGGTTTCCGGGCGGTACGGCTTGCCGGTGCGCGGGTTGAGTACTTCGGCGTCGAACTTGTGGCCGTCGGCGGTGTACACGTCGCCGGGCAGCAGGTTGTGGGTGCTGCGGCGCTTGAACGGCTGCAGGGCTTTCAGTTCCTGCGGGGTGCGGCGGCCGGCCTCGCGGGCCTCGGGGCTCAGCTTGTTGAGGAAGCGGCGCACCTGGTGGATGCTGGGGGTCTCTCCCCAATACCTGGTGCAGAACTCGACGTAGGAGGCCTCGATGCTTGGCTTAGTCGGGCGCTGGAAGCAGCGCAGGAAGTCGGCAGCCCAGGCCGGGACGCTCATGTCCTTCTGGCGGCGGGCCGGCGCCAGGCCGGTTTCGCCGCTCTTGCGGTAGTCGGCCAGCCAGCGCTTGAGGGTGCGCTCGGACAGGCTGCGATCCTCGGTCTTGCGGTCGTTGGCGCGGGTCACGCGGTCGGCCAGGTAGGGGCTGAGGTCGCCGGCCTTGGCCAGGGCGATCAGCGTCTCGATGGCGCGTTGCTGGGTGACCACCTGGCTCATCCGCTCGATTTCACGGACGAAGGCCACGCGGGCGGTCATCACCGAGCGCTGGTCATCGGTAAGGCGTGACGCTGCAGGAGTGTCACGCTCTGCAGAAATCGACGGCTGAGCGGCGGCCGGCGCCGGCGCTTCTGCGGGGTCTGCGCTCACCTGGGCGGTGAGCAGGGCGGCTTGAGTTTCCGGCGGCAGGACGGCGAAGGCGTATTCGATAGCCTTGCTGCCGAGGCGGCGCTGGCCTTCCCAGCCATCGCGCTGGGCTCGGAGTTGTACTGCCCGCACGGTTCCCGGCATCCCCGAGAGCCCGGCAAGCTCCTGGGCGGTGTACCAATTACGCATGGCGACCACCTCTCACACCGACCTCTTTAACGTGTTCAAGGTCATAAGCTGGGGTATTCTTTTGGCCATAAGCTGCGTTGTTTTCCGCGCGCTTTGCCCGAATGCGGCGCGGGGTGCCGTTGGCGTTCCAGCGTTCCGGCCACAGGTCGGCCGGGCGCAGGCTGAGAGCTCCGGCAATTGCTCGCTCCATGCGGGGATAGGCGGTGCGCTTGGCGTTCTTCACTGCGGTATCGGAGACGCCCAGCTCGCGTGACAGCTTGGCCAGCGATGTGCCTCGGGCTCTGAGCTGGTACTTGATCCATTCCCAGCGCTGGTCTGGATCGAGCGGGATTTCGGTTTTGTTCATGCTTGGCGTCCATTTCAAACCACCCGGCGAGGTGGTTTTTTTGGTGTGTCTAACGTCACTTACGGCATAAACATAGCCATTTACTTCCATGCGGTAAAGCGAAAAATGGCGTTTCGTTTTCCGGTTTTGGCTTTGAGATGGGATAAAAATGTCTAAACCATTGATTTATAAAGGTTTTGATGGAAAGCGAAATTTCGCTTTCCCTGCGCGCATCGCTTCGTTTTCCAGCGTGGGGAAAGCGAAATGAACGATGGGCTGGCTGAGCGGATACGGAAATGCGCAGAGATAGCGGGAAGTGGCGATGAGCTAGCGCGAATAACCGCTATCCCTAGGCGAACGCTTGAGTACTACCTGACAGGGCAGAGCGAACCCAAGGTTTCGCGCTGCGTGGAGATCGCCAAAGCTGTTGGCGTCGATCCGGGGTGGCTTGTTTCCGGCGAGGGGGAGATGCGACCAGGCTCAGGGGCCGCTGCGGCTGGCGTCGACGACGATCACTACGCCATGGTCCCGCTCTATGACGCCCGCTGCAGCGCTGGTCACGGCGCCTGGAACGAAGGCTGCACCGTACTGACGCACCTGGCCTTCACCCGCTACAGCCTGCGCAAGAAGGGCCTGGAGAGCGCGCAGCTCTCAGCTATCCGGGTGGATGGTGATTCGATGGAGGGTTTGCTGAAGGACGGCGACACAGTGCTCCTGGATCACCGCCGCAACGCCCTGGAGGGCGAGGCCGTCTACGTCATCCGCCTGGATGACCACCTCTATGCCAAGCGCCTGCAGCGCCAGTTCGACGGCTCGGTGCACATCATCAGCCAGAACAAGGCCTACCAGGTGATGGTGGTGCCCAGGGAGCGCCTGGGTGAACTGGAGATCATCGGCCGCGTCGTCTGGTCAGCCGGCTGGATGATCTGAGGCCAGATGCCAAAGAGCCCGCGAATTTGCGGGCTCTTGGTTGGGGATGGTCGCTGGAGGGTGTTTTCGGCTTCGCGCGCCTTTGGCACTGATCGCCACCGGCGCCGCGCGCCCCTACACCCCTCAACCCCGCGCCGCGCCTGGGGCTCGCGCTTCATCCGTGGTTGCCGCGCTTCTTCCCACCGGCCTCCGGGCCCTGTGCCATATATCTCACCCCCTCACAGGTTTCCGTGGAGGCAACCAGCTTCCCGCCAGAAGATGAGGTTTTGCGCCGTTTTTGCGCACACCCCAGAAATAAAAAAGCTCAAGCACCGTAAGTGCTTGAGCTTTTTAGGGTATTTTGGTCGGGACGGAGTGATTCGAACACTCGACCCCTTGCACCCCATATAGGTTTGATATGGTCCACTCTCGACCACCAAAGCCTAGCATGTGCTCTGAAACGCCCGTATTTGCTGGACCTCTCTCTTATCACTGTCTTCTGGTTTCCGCTATTATCCATCCAAAGCTAGGCACAAACGGTCACCAAACGGTCACCAGTGGAGAACGGCATGGGCGAAATCACCGACCGGCAGATGGGTACCAAGCCAGCCGATAAAGATATCTGGCTAAACGAATCCGCCCCGAAGGGGTATGGCCGTTTTATTGCCAGGATTACGCCCAGTGGCGATCGCCTTTTCTACTTCCGTTACACTGACTCAAATGGGAAACGAGTCCGGCTCCCCTTGGGTGCTTATGACCGTAACGGTACCACCGGATTAACCTTGAAGGCCGCCCGCCAGCGCGCGCGCGAACTAGCCGACCTGTATTTGAGCGGTATTACCGACCTGCGTGAACACTTGGCAGCCGAAGAAGCCGCTCGTATTGCTGCCCGTGATGCAGAGCTCGCGCGTCTGGCTGCCGAGAAAGCTGCTACTGAAGCGGAGCAAGCCCGCCACGCTGCCCGCAAAAGTGTTGCCGAGCTGTTCGAGCACTGGGCAAGGGTGGATCTGGTAAACCGCAAGGACGGCGGTGCAGAGGTGCGCCGGATGTTCGAAAAGGACGTGCTGCCGATTCTGAGCAAGCTGGCAGTAGCCGACGTGAAAAAAGGTCATATCACCGAAGTGACGGACGCCCTACTAGCCCGTGGCGTCAACCGCATGGCCAAGCTGATCTTTTCGTTAATGCGGCAGATGTTCCGCTTTGCCGTAGACCGCGACTTGATCGAGCATGACCCCAGCGCCAGCATTCGCAAAGCCAAGATTGGCGGAAAAGACGTTGAACGTGACCGAGTGCTCAGTGACGACGAAATTCGAACCTTAGCCAAGAATGCCCCAGAGGCCGGCCTGCTGGCCACATCCGAGGCGGCGATCTGGATTGCTCTTTCCACCTGCTGCCGGATTGGTGAGCTGCTAGCCGCCCGCTGGGAGCATATCGACCTAAAGCAAGGCATCTGGCTGATCCCTGCCGAAAACAGCAAAAACGGCAAGGCGCACACCATCACCCTGTCACCCTTCGCCGCCCGACAGTTCGAGCGTGTGCAAGAGGTCAACGGCAAATCTGCTTGGTGCTACCCGAACACTGACAACAGCGGCCCGGTATGCCCAAAGACCGTGACCAAGCAGCTAGGCGACCGCCAACGCACGCTCGAGCAGGGCACCATGAGCCGCCGCAGCGCCAAAGCACAAGCCCTACTGCTACCTGGCGGCAAGTGGACACCACACGACCTGCGCCGCACTGGAGCCACGATCATGACCGCATTAGGAGTGCTGCCAGAGGTGGCAGAGCGGTGCCTCAACCACACAGAGGAAAACAAGGTGAAACGCACTTACCAGCGACACAGCTACGCCGCAGAGATGGCCGCCGCCTGGTGCTTGCTGGGCAACCGCTTGAACATGCTGACCCGCTCGGACGCAGATAATCTAGTGACATTCAAGCGAGCGTAATCGAGTACCGGCCTGCCCAGCCTGACGTCGCGAACACATACTCCCCCATTGCGTTCCGATACGACAAGCTGAAGCGAAATTACCCTTCTATCTGGAACACTCGAAAAAGACGAGGCCGGCAAATGCCGGCCTCGTGCTGTTGGGGTGGGAAGGACTCAGTTGCCGGTGGCGCGCATGTGCTGGACGCTGAACATCTCCGGCGGGCTGAGCTTGGCATCGACAACGCCCTTGAACTGGCCGGAGGTGCAGTGCATGGCCTG